GTAAGTTCTGCTTACACTTTAGGAAATTTAACTGTGCCAATTACAACTTCAGGAATAAGATCCGTACAAACAATCCAAGCCAGAAGCAAAAATGCAAATGGCACAGGATCTTATTCTGAAACATCAACAAAAATTCAAGTATACACTGCATCATTGCTAACATTAGACAATGAAGCAGGAGGTATTACTGTATCAGATTCTCTCGGCGCCGGCTTTGATGACGACGCTGTAAGAATTGCAGGGTTTGGTTCCCTGTCAGGTGACACACCAGCACTATTTGATTCATCCAATGCCAATTACTACACTGATTCAGCATGGTCGGGTGCTGTCACTGTGGCGGGAACCAACGAAGCAATTTCAAGATTTGGAACAATAAAACATTTTACAACTGATCTAAGTTCAGGCTATCTTCCTGAAGGTCCAGACCTTAACACAGGTAGATCAGGTGCACAATACTACAACTTTGCATTTAGAAGAACCACAATGAGTAACTTCACTGTGAGACTTTCAGGCACAGTGTCAGGTTTCTTTATAGCGGCGCCAGGCACTGCTATTGACTCAGCATCATCGCTGAACGGATGGTTGGATGCAGGAATCACTTATGGTGGATCAGGTGTTCCGGGAGCAAACACAGGATCAGGCGGAAATGGTTCCAACGGTTGTGCATTTACATCAGGTGATAGAATTCAAGACGGTGTATCATATTCAAATTCAACATTTACACTGACACTTGGAAGTGAAAATGCAACAAATTCAACAGGCAACAATGTGTTGATAAGAATAAAATTAGAATCAGGAGACAGTATTACAGCACTGAGTATAGAATAATGGCAATAACAGACGCAAAAAAAGTAGACTATCTTTGGAAGAAAATTGGTTATGGTGCAACCAAAACAGACACCAATGCGGCCAAGAAAGCACCCAACGAAGCCATTGCATCTCCGTTACTATTAAGAGGTGACAAAACTTGGAACCAAGCATCTAGTATTGCAACAACCTTGCCTGCTAGTAGCACAGGCGTGGTCACAGTTTATCCAACTTCTAATCCAATTGAAACCACAGCGGACGGAACAGCGGCCGCCAACAGGACATGGAAAACAGGCACAACAGATTGGATTCCACCTGAATTTGGTTCCACGTACCAAGTGAAAGTTTATATTCACACAGCCAGTGATGCTGGCAATGCCGCGGCTTCAGGTGATCAAGTGTTTGCCACAGGATCCGGCAACGACGACGAATGGTTCTTTGATTATCAATCAGGTGTTCTTCATTTTATTGGATCAAACTTGCCCAATGGCATAAGTTTTACAGGCAAATCAGTTTACATCTCTGGTGGTAGATACACAGGACAACTGGGTTTACAAAATATCAGCAGTGCGGCTGAAACAGGCAACACAGAATTTGTTGGCAACAACATCAACAACATAGTGACCAACGGTGACATGACTTTTGGCACACAAGGCACCGGTGAATTTATTTTCAACTCAACCACAAGTTTGGTTGTACCATCAGGTACCACAGCACAAAGACCAACTGCACAAACAGGTCTAATTCGATACAACACAGACACTGGCAAATATGAAGTGTCAGAAGACGGATCAACGTTCACAGCACTGCGAACAGAACACACTGCACAAGAAGTCAAAAAAGATGTGTTTACTGGTGATGGAAGCACACAGACTTTTGCATCAACTAATGTTGCCACAGATGAAAAAAATCTAATTGTGTACGTGGATGGAGTGATGCAAGAACCAAGCGAAAACTACACCACTGATGGTTCAACCAGCACAATCACTTTCAGTGGAGAAGCGCCACACTCAGGTGCAAGAATAGTTGTTATGAGTGGATTTGCTGAAGCACAGACCTAGTCAATTGTGACACCTGTTGGTGTATAGACCACATTCCATTTTCTCAATTCACCTGTCAATGCATTTACAGTGGATATTTCTGGAACAATTTCCCAATCAAATTCTGGTTGCCTGATTATAAAGTCATACACATCCTGTCCTGACTCTATCCAAAGTTTTACACCAAGCATACTGTAATTGTTGTCAATTCTGTAAGATTTTCTAAAAATTAATTTGGCCACATTGTCAAGTTTTTGTCTAAAGTTGTTCATTTTTTCCACAAGGTCGCCTCTTTCATTTAAAACTTCTAGACTTCTGTTACGACACAGAGCTGGCCATCTCACAGTCATATGATATTTTAAAAAAGGTTTATCTTGTGCCATGTTTGTCCACTATTTTTTGATATTGGATATAGTCCATGACATTTATGTTATCGTATGTGTCAAACAAAAATATCTTGGATGGATTGGGTTTTCTCACATAATAAATGTTGGAATGTGGGTAACTTATGCCCACTGTGATCAATCGAGATCTTTCTGTGAGATTTTCTATGTCATAGCCAAAAAGATAGATGTTTTTGATTTCCATCCAACAGGCCAACATCAATGACAACATCTGTTCTGAACACTTGTCATCGTCTATGTCAAGAGTTTTCATGGCAGGAAAATTGGGCAAACAATCCACATTGCTGAAAAATATGTATTTTTTGTACAGACTGTCTGGCACCAAAATACGACTGTTGACAAAATTCTTTGAATTCAGCATGTCCTGCAGATGCTGTTCTGTGTTGGCTGTGGCATAGCGAAATTCAGTAATTTTATAGGTGTTTCCGCTGGCTATGATGTCACCCAACCTACTGCATTCGTCAAAATCGTATTTTATGGGCACATTTCCTACTACTGCTACATTAGACATTTATATTATTTAATGTGTTTAAATTGCGGTTTTTAATAAATATTATCTAGTTATAACGCACTAAACCAAATTTGGAGTAAAAACAATGGCAATAGGTAGAATATCGGGACAGATGTTGAAAGCCAACCTATTAAGGTCAGGCACAGATTTAGCATTTGAAACAAATCTTTTAGCTCTAGACGTAACAAATTCTAGAGTGGGTGTAGGTACAGCCTCACCAGCAACAACTTTACACGTATCAGCAACAGACGCATTGAGACTTCCGTCAGGAAACACATCACAGAGACCTGGTTCACCAGCAAACGGTGACATCAGATACAACTCGCAGACCAACCAATTGGAAGGTTACGCGAACAGTGCATGGGCCAACTTGGCATCAGGTACAAAAATTACAGACGCTGATGCAGACACATCAGTAGACGTTGAACACACATCAGATGTTGACGAAGTACACGTCAAGACAGGTGGTGATCAAACTGCAATCTTTAGATCTGCAACAACTCAATTGGGTGTGACACAAATTTCAAACACAGCATCAACCATAACAGGACTTGTAACCAATGGCGATATAACTTTGACTCCAAACGGAACTGGTCAGGTTGCTATTAGTTCAAATATGGAAGTTACTGGAAACTTAACAGTAAACGGTACAACAACAACTATCGATTCTACAACATTAGTAATTGAAGATCCGCTAATTCAATTAGCGAAAAATAACTCAGGTGGAGCGGCTAACACGTTTGACCAAGGTCTATTCTTCAACAGAGGATCTGATGACAACGTATCATTTATATGGGACGAATCAGAAGACCAATTTGCGTTTGCAGTGACGTCAGGTGAGGATGGAACCACAGCAGGTAACATCACAATTGACAGTTACGCAAACTTGAGAGCAGGTAATATTACTGCTGTAGACTTAGACGGTATATTAGGATCAAACACAGCGGCGGCGGCCACAGTTACAACTTTAACAGCATCAGGTGCTGTTGAGTTAGACGGTGGTAATGTCACAATCAATGAAAGTTCAGCAAGTGTTGACTTTAGAGTTGAATCAAACGGTGACACACACGCTTTATTTGTTGACGGTTCTGAGGATCATGTGGGTATAAGAACAAGTGCACCAGCATATGATTTAGACGTAGGTTCGTCAACTGACGCAGTTAGACTTCCTAATGGAACAACAGCACAGAGACCAACAGCGGCCACAGGTATCATTAGATACAACTCAACCACTGCGGCTTATGAAGGTTGTACAGACGGTTCAACTTTTGTATCATTTGCAACAACAGGTGACACACCAGTTATTTCAAAAGTTTCAGCAACAGGTGATGGTTCATCAACAACTTTCACAGGTTTCTTTGGCTCTTCACCAGCAGGTGTTGCCAACGTGTTAATTTTTATTGACAACGTTTACCAAGAACCAACTGAAAACTATTCAGTGTCAGGTACAAACATAACATTTACTAGTGCTCCTCACTCGGGTGCTAGAATATTTGGTATTGTTGGATTTGACAACACAGCATTGGCATCAGGTGGTGTAGTTAGAACTGAAACTTCAGCAACTAACTTTACATCTACTGCCACAACAATTATGAGTTTCAATGCTACAAGTTACAGATCAGCAGAAGCGTTTATTACAACAACAGACTCTTCAAACTCTGAATACGAAGTAGCCAAAGCATTGCTTGTACATGATGGCACGACTGCATACGTCACAATATACGGTCAGACGTCATCAACTGGTTCAGACTTGTCAACTTACAGTGCAACACTATCAGGTGGTTCTGTACTGTTGCAGGCAGTATCAGCAGGCGGACAACAGTCAGCCAAAGTACAATACTCATTGTCAGGCGTATAAGCAGGATAATACTATAACACTAGTTTTAACCCCTTACGGTAAATACACATGCTGTAAGGGGTTTTTCTTTTACAGTTTAACATTAACAATCATGCGGGAGACATGGAACCATGACAACACGTAACTTTAGAGTAAACAATGGTTTATCAGTTGGTGATATTGTAATATCAGCAAGTGCTAACACAATTACAGGCGGAGCAGTCGGCGCACCAACAAGTGACGGTGACTTTGCCAATAAAAAATATGTTGATGATGAAATCAACGCGATTTCCACAACGGCAATTACGTCTGGTACAACCAACGTAACAGTAAACTCTACATCTGCAATCACAACAATTGGTGGTAACACTGAAATGACAATCACAGATGACGGAGTAAGAGTACACGGAAACTTAACAGTAGATGGTACACAAACAATAATCAACACAAGCACACTATCAGTTGAAGACAACATCATTGAAGTAAACAGAAACGTTTCTTCAAATGCTGGCACACCTACAGTATCTGGCTTACAGATCAACAGAGGTGAAGGATCAACTGCTACTGAACAAGCACTTTTATGGGCTTGGGACGAATCATTTGCAGACGACGGAACAACAATTTTTGGAAATTCCGGCGGTGCTTTTACTGCTTTCAAAAGAGAAAGAGCAGGCACACAGGCACCAACATCAAGTGATCTAGTAGACATAAGAGCGAATGTGGTACACGCGACTTCAACATCAGCCCAATACGCGGACGTTGCGGAGCGATTTGCGGCAGATGCTCCTATGGCCGAAGGTGCAGTGGTAATGCTAGGTGGTGCACAAGAAATCACTGAAGTTACTTCAGACCTAAGTGATCAAGTGTTTGGTGTTATATCTACACAACCAGCGTATGCTATGAACGCATTAGCAGGTAATTCAGAATCACATCCTTATGTGGCAATGACTGGTAGAACTCCAGTGAGAGTTACAGGAACAGTTGCAAAAGGACAAAGATTGGTAACATCAAGTGTAAAAGGTACTGCAAGAGCAGTGTCAAACACAGACTCAATTAACCCATTCCACGTAATTGGTAGAGCATTAGAAGACAAAACTGATGCTGGTATTGGAACGGTAAATTGTGTGGTGAGAACCAACAACTAATAAGTATCTACACTTCCTAAGTAGTATAAAGGGCGGCACTTGTTGTCGCCCTTTTTTTATGCACCGATAAATACAGATACTGCTGTCAGCCGGCAATGATATCGAGGCTGTGTGAGTGTATTGCTCACTAACAGAATTATAAAAGAGGAGACCACTGACTATGGCTATTGGCCGTATTACAGGTTCAGTGTTGAAGTCTAACCTTACACGTAATGGTGTGGACTTGGCATTTGAAACAAATTTATTATACCTAGACGTCACCAACTCAAGAATAGGTATTGGTACCTCTGAACCATCCACAGCACTACACGTAAACGGCACAATTACAGCATCAGGTTTGACTGGCATTAGTTCATTGTCAATCAACAATACATCCACTGACGACAGTCTTTTGATAACATCAACAGAAGATTCAAGCACAGCGGCTCCAGTAATAACATTAAAACGTAATTCAAGTTCGCCAGCAGATGCTGATTACCTAGGACAATTAAAATTCAAAGGTGAGAATGATGCGGATCAGGAAGTTGTGTATGCCAAGATAACAGGTAAGATACAGGACGCCAGCGATGGCACAGAAGACGGACTCATAGAATTTGCAAATAAAAAAGCAGGGTCTAATGTTATCACAGCAAGACTAAGATCAGATTCACTACAACTGCTTAACAGCACAAATTTAAGTGTAGCAGGTGATACAACACTGACAGGAAGCCTAAGTGCGGCTGGTCTGACATATCCTTCTGCAGATGGCAGTAACGGACAGGTGTTACAGACAAATGGTTCAGGCACACTCAGTTTTGCAGATGCATCAGGTGGTGGCGGTGGAAACAACACAGCAATCAAACAGTTTAATTATTTTAAATTAAGCACAGCAACAGCGGTAATAGATCAATTTGACATAACAGAATTCAGAGGTGCAGTCTACGACATTGAATTAGAAGACACAGACAACAACATGAATGGACATTTAAAAGTGTCAATAGTTCATGACGACACAACACCTTACATATCAGTGTATGACATAAATGAAGATTCCACACGTATAGCAGATTTCAGTGTGGCAATAACAGGAACCACAGTGCAGTTGAGTGCTGTCACAAACAGTTCCACACACACAAATTTAAGAATTTACAGAATAGCACTTGGTGATCATCATGACACAGTTGCAAACAGCAACACAAAAATAATCAAAACTACTACAAACATTGGCTCAACTGCAACGACACTTGATCAATTTACAAAAACTGATATTCAAGGAGCAAAATATATCATATTGATCAAAGATGATACCAACAGTGATTATCAAATTTCAGAAATGAGTTTGACTCACGATGGTACAACAGTGTATTTTAATGATTATGCTAAAGTAAGCAGTAGAACAGCATTCACTCACACTTTCAGTGCGGCAATATCTAGTGCCACGTTGACATTGAGTTCAACATCAACAGGAAATACCACAGGTACTGCAATACTGTATAGAACGGATTTGGGTAGTGCAACACAACTAGGTGAGTATGACAACGTACACTACGGTGCAGTCAGTGACATTGACACAGCAGTAAAAACACTAGACACATTTGATGTTTTCAAATATAGATCTGCCAAGTATTTCATTAACATTGGCAACAGTGGTGACACAGCATATCAAAATTCTGAAATAACTCTTACAGTTAACAGTGCAGGCACAGATGCCACTATATCAGAATCTGTTGTAAGATCAGGCACCAGTGATCTTGCCACATTCACAGCGGATGTTTCAAGCGGTAAAGCAAGATTAAGGATATCAGGAACAAGTGCCAACAACACTGTGTATTATGCAAGAAAAGCAGTCGAAGCACAGTCAGTGTACAGAGCCACTGACAGCACAGCAAACAATTTATATATAACCAGCAACAATATTGAAGCCACTGACACACAATTGATTCTGTCAGGCATGACAGGTGCGTTGACTCTGCCATCTGGCAGTTCAGGACAACAACCAACTGGCGTTGGCGGTATGATAAGATACAACAGTGGCACAGGAGCCTATGAAAAATATGACACTGCCACTAGTGCTTTTGTAGATATTACAACCACAGCATCAACAGCATCCACTGATGACGCAGGAGTACCATCACCAACTACTGCCTTGGGAACCAGTCAAGGAACTATTGATCAATTCACAACAAGCAGTGCAGACAGTGCTTTCTATTACGCAGTGACCAGAGATGAAATAAATGGTGAAGTTTCCACAGCAAGATACAGTGTGGTTCACAACAACACCAGTGCTTTTGCAACACAATCTCACATGGTGGAATCTGGAGATGGTACCAATGATCACATCAGTGTTGATGCTGACATCAACAGTGGTAATGTAAGATTATTAGCAACAGGAGCAAGTGTTGTAAACAGTGTAAGTTTATACAAAATATCATTAGGTGACAACACAACAGCGGCCACATCTGGAAACGTATCAACCATTATAAACACAGATGTTGATAGTTCAGCAGAAAATTTAGACACATGGGCTCATGCAAGTTACAGAGGTGCAAAATATTTTATCAGCGTCAACTCAAATGACAACACAGAACTTTCAAATTTAGAAGCAGTTGTTGTGCATAACGGCACTGATGCATTTATCAGTGTGTACAATGAACAGTTTACTGGCAACAACAGTTTAATCACATTGACTGCTGACATTAGTGGATCAAATGTGAGACTACGAGGAGCAGGTGTAACACCAAATCTAAGAGTCACTATGTATAGAATACTGTTGAGTGACAGTGAAAGTGCAAGTACTGGTGACAATGTTAATGTTGTTGCCGCAACCACAGTCAGTTCAACTGCAACCACTGTTGACTCATTTAGCACTGACAGTTACACAGGTGCTTTTTATGTTTTAGTAGGCAATAATTCTTCTGAAGGTGCCGCGTCTATACAGGAGGTCATGGTGGTCACAGACGGTTCTGATGCTTATGTGGGAGCGGGGCCTATAGTCAGCACCAAAGGCACCGATCAATTGGCATTTACTGCTTCATTGTCTGGTACAACTGTATCATTGAAGGCCAGTTCAACATCAGGATCAAGCACCACAGTAAACGCATACAGGGTGCACCTACTGAGAGGTGAGGCAGGTGCGGCCACGAGCAACACAGTGTTAGTTTCAACAACACAAACAATTACTGGTGCTAAAACATTTACAAATCCAATTGCGTTGACTGTGGGAAGTGATCCATCTGGAGTTGCCAACAATGCTCACATTTATGCCAAAGACGAGGCATCAAGTGCTGAAGTATATGTGAGGGACGAAGCAGGCAACGTCACTAAAATATCACCGCACAACGAACAAGGTGAATGGGAATATTATTCTAGAAACACAAAAACAGGCAAAGTTGTAAGAGTCAATATGGAAGAAATGATCAGAGATATTGAAAGACTTACAGGTAAAACTTATATCAAAAACAACTAAACAATTAGATCCAATATAGTCTGTAACTTACCCTTGATACTTTTGTTGTTCAAGGTGTTTCTTAATCCAGCATGTAAATTTTTTGGCCAACATTCAAATGCAGTCCAACAGTAACCTGAATGTTCACCATTTAATTTTGGCAAAAATTCATTTTCAATAGCAATCACATAGGTATGAAAATAAAATTTTTGATCATTGGAAGTGAACAATTCCAATGGGATAGTTTTTTTGAAAGTTGGAGTTGACCCCACTTCCTCAGTTATTTCTCTTTTTAAACCTTCAAATGCACTTTCTGTGTATCTTGCACGTCCACCAACTAACCCCCAACTGCCTTTTGTTTTTGGGTCATTTCTCTGCAAAAATAGAAATCTTTTCGTGCTGGTAGCATAGAACAATGCTCCAGAGCATATGATATTTTTATCCATCAATGTTAATTATTTGGATATGTTCCGTCAGCGCCTGAACCTGATTGATTGACGTCTTCGTCTACGTTGTATTGTGTTGATCCACCTGGTAATACCATGGTCCATCTTCCAGCAAGGTATATGCCTTCATAACTTTTTACCCAACTACTGCCATTGAATCTATATTGAATTCCTGTATTGCTGTTTGTAACATAGTGTTGAGTTGAATCTGGATTCGATGCATCAAAAACCACACCCCATTTGCCTGTGGTTGAATTGTACTGGATTATATCGTTTACACTTGCTCTAAGATTGCCCCATGTCACAGCATCAAAAGTGTTGGTAGAATCTCCAATTGCATCTGTTATCAAATATCTATCTCCATTGTTTGGTGTGCCAGGATCAAAAGTCAAAGGATTGATTACTTTTAAAACATTACTCAAAGTGTTGCCAGGTATAGTATCAGTGTCTATGTTAAACAATAAAATTGTTTCATCTAACGGTGTTGTAGATATTGTTCCCACAATTTCATTTCCACCTTCTTGTGTAAGTTTAATTTGGCTAGTGCCGTTTGTTATTTTACCGTACTGGTTCAATAACACATTCCAGTTGACTGGAGGACCAAACGGTTCCAATGGATCAAATGTGCTTGGTTCTTTGCCTCCGGTGTAAAATCCGTCACCACCTGTTTTTACGTTTGTACCTGTTGATCCAATCAATCTCAATTGATTGCCTGTTAATAAAAGGTTAAAATTGTTTGGTGTAATATAACTTCTACTGATTAAATCACCATCAATTAATCCTTTTGTTATGCCTCCGTCGTCGTCATAGATACTCATAATAATTTTTTGTACCACACCAAGTTTAGAAATTTTAACAGGTGGACTCAACCAAATTGGCATGCTAAATCTCAAACTTGCCACATCTATTTCTGATTCTGCTCCTACCGGAATTGTTCTTGAACTGAATGTAATGTCTGTTAATTCAACATAACTTAAACTTGTCCAGTCAATGTAATTGTCTGATTTTTGTATTTCAAAATCTGGATTGAATAGATAAAGTATTTGTTCCATTATTTGTAATTTTTGATCTGTGTTTGTTGTGTAGATATCACAAGCAACATTGAGTCTAAAAGGACTAGGCATAACTTTTTCTACTGTGTAACCAGCACCTAATTTGTCTGTATATTCTCCAGTGGCTTCGTCATACTGCCTTTCTTTTAAATGTTGTTTTTCAATATGATATGGATTTTGCATTCTTTCTCTGTCATAATCTAAAGAAGTCACATACGCACTCATTCTTGGAGCATACTGAAGTGCATTTTCTGAATTGTTTCTAATAATGTTGGCAACTTGCCTAGTCATGTCTCCGTACATCACTGGCACTGCTCTTAATTTTATCTCACCGGTAGCGTCTTTGCCTGTTTCAACATTAAAATTACTTAAAATTCTTATAAACTGTGTGAGAAATTTTCTAATCTGTCCTTCGTAAAAATGTAACATTAATTGTCAGCCTTTGGTTTTAGTGCATCAGTCAATGCCTGTCTCTGTTCAACTGTCAAGCCATTAATGGTTGTTGAATTTGACTGATTGATAAATCTTGTTTTGTATGTATTTCTAGTGTCAGTATTGGTTTTGGTTAATCTCACATTGTCTTCAACTTTAACCCATCTTAAACCATCATATCTAAATAATCTGTTAGGTAAGAAGTCTGTTCTCAAGAAATAGTCACCCTTGTCAACGTTGCTGTTAGGAAAACTTGTGCCAAAACCTGCAGGATAACCATTTGGTGGTATACCGTCGCCATCAACATAAAAACCATAATGCGATGCCGCTGGTGTATCTATTACAGAGTTAATGGTTTGGTCTCCACTGACACTACTTTCACGGTCATTTACAGTGTCGTGTCTAATTAAACCTCTTTCGTCAATTGGAGCCACATAGTACTGTTTGTAATTAAATCCTGATTTAGGTGCATCTTGTTCAGCCTGTGCAACAACTTGATCATTAATTTCTTTTTCTTTGTTAAATGTACTCATGTAACTTGCTAGAGATCCTGTAGTTTCAGCATCACCTATGATGTCTCTGAATTCTTGTGAGTCAACTAGTGTTTTCATTTTCAATCTAAGTAAATGTGGCCACCATGTTTGCGAAAATCCTTCTGCGGCTCTGTTTACATCTTCCACAACATAGTATCTTTTCAGTGCAATTGGTATGCTGGCATCCAAACTGTAATCCTCTTTCATGTGAGGGAATTCAATTACATCTCCAGCCATGATTTTTCTGCCTATTCTTTCCACAGAATCATTCAAATGCACTGTCAAAAACAAAGTGTCATTTTGTAAAAACATACCAAACTGACTCAAATTAAAATCAACATCTTGAACATTATAAATGCCTCTGATTGTATAGACATCACTTGCGTATTTTCTGTCTCTGTTTTCTAAAAACAGTAGATCCTGTATAGTTCTTTCTGTAGATTCGCTTGGAGCATAATTTGGCTGTGTTGGAGATGCATCACCATCCTTGTTAGTATCACCCTGTCTGTGCGGGCCAAGGTATTTGTGTAGGTGCAAATCCGTTCCTCCAACCGTAAACATCTCTTTGATATTACGATCAAAAAACTTGTAATCATTGCCTTTTTCTGGCTTAAAAATTGATAGTCGTGGCATCGTGTACATATTTATTGTTAGCCTAAAGTCAATAAATATCACTATGTCAGAACTACAAACCATGCAACAAGAAGTGTTTGATTATGTAAAAAACAACCTTGGTGAGGGTATGATTGAGGTTGAATTAGACCCAAAACACTACGAAACTGCACTTGAAAGAGCAATTAATAGATATAGACAGCGTTCGTCAAATGCTGTGGAAGAATCATATGCGTTTTTAACACTAAAACAGAATCAAAACAAATATATTTTGCCCGATGAAGTAATAAACGTAAGAAAACTTTTTAGAAGAACAGTGGGATCAAGGACAGAAGGTGGTGAAGGTGGTACATTGTTTGAACCATTTAATTTGGCCTACACAAACACATATCTTTTGAGAGCAGGTGCCACAGGCGGGTTAGCAACTTATTATGCTTTTGCAAGTTATCAAGAATTAGTAGGAAAACTGTTTGGAAGTTTTATACAGTTTCATTATGACAATGCTACTAAACAACTTACAATCACACAGAGACCAAGAGCAGACGACGAAACTATCTTAATGCATACTGACAATTTTAGACCAGACATTACACTGTTAAAAGATCTTTACAGCAAACCATGGATCAGAGATTACACACTTGCAGTGTGTAAAACTATGCTGGGCGAAGCCAGAGGTAAATTTAATACCATAGCAGGTCCACAAGGTGGAACCACTTTGAATGGTGCAGAACTAAAACAGGCAGGTATGGCTGAAATGGAAAGACTTGATCAAGAAATTGGCAACTTTGCAGAAGGTGGCACACCACACAGTTTTGTTATAGGATAATTCATCCATAAAAATCATTAAATATTATTGTTAAACAGGCAAAAGAAAGGCTCTAATTATGGCACAAAAAAAATATTTTACATCCTTGTCCAAATTATCTTACAGACAACTTAAACAATTAACAATAGGACTTGAAATACTGCTAAAAGCAGGACCCAATTGGCGTATCACTTTCCATATGTTAAATGCTGTAAGAGAAATCAAGAAAGAACTTGAAAAAAGAATAAAGAACTGTTAAAATACTAAAACTTATGTTGATAGGTTTGGTAGGATTAATTGGTTCTGGTAAAGATACAGTCGCAAATAGACTTGTGTCTCACCACGGCTTTGTGAGAGATAGTTTTGCAAAAAGTCTCAAAGACGCAACTGCCAGTATTTTTGGTTGGGACAGAGAAATGTTGGAAGGAAAAACAGATTCCAGCAGGCATTGGAGAGAACAACCCGATAAATTTTGGAGTGAACGTTTTGGCAAACCTGTAACTCCACGTTGGGTTTTGCAATATTTTGGTACTGAAGTGTGTCGAGGCAACATGTTAGACAGCATCTGGGTAGACTCCTGCATGGCTAGATACAAAGGTACAAATACAGTGATTTCAGACACAAGATTTGTTAATGAAATACAGCAGATTAGAGCCAAAGGCGGCAAAATTGTGTTAGTTAAAAGAACCGAAATACCCAACAAACAAACCATGATAGACCAAGGTGCACATCAAAGCGAATGGGACTGGATTGGCACTGACTATGATTACATTTTAGAAAACACACATACCATAGAATCTTTAAACAAGCAGATTTATGATATGACTACCCATCTACTTCCAGATCCCCAAGTTGCCATCCCAAATCCTGAGTACTTTTAAGCCTTTGACAATTTGCACAAATTGTTTTCAAGTTGTAACTTACAGTGTTGTTTCTGTTTCCATCAACATGATATACGTCCATTTGTACTGAACTAGCCTGCTTGAATCCACACAACTCACAACGTTTTTTTTTACGATATCCTGCCTTATACCATTTGGCTACATGACCTGTTTTTTGCTTATTTGCTATTCTAATACAGGTATCGCATTGAGAACGATAATATATCACATTTCCTTTTTTATAGGCATATGCTCTAGGTTTACTTCTACATGTTTTGCACAAAGGTCTTTTCATACAGTGTATTTACGTGCCCTATATAGGCACCAAAATTAGCCACAGTTTGGTGGTATTTTACCTTATTCGCTATAAATAGCAATAACGAACCTTGCAAGGAGAAATTAAACATGGCAACATTAACAAGTCCAGGAGTAAACGTTTCAGTAATAGATGAAAGTTTTTACGTACCATCAGATGCAGGTACAACTCCATTAATAATAGTAGCATCTGGACAAGACAAATCAA